CGGGCTTGGGAAGGCTGATAGTTACGCCTTCAACCTGAATCGCCGCAGCCGCAATGTATTCCTTACTCATTCTCTATCCTCTCTTGTGTATCCCTGGTGGGTGGGGGGGGGTTAGAATAGCCATGATACACCATACATCATCCAAACTATCGCAGACACAACCGCCCACGCCAACCAAGCTAGGCCCGGCATAAAGTTGTAATCACCACCAGTGGGCACCCTTGAGGCTAGTATTGCCCCTATAATTGTGACCAGTGTTGGGAATATCCAAAATCCTACATACATCCTCTATTCCTCTCTAACTACTGTAGTGGGGTGGGTTAACCCTGGTTGAAAAATGATTGCTCGAATCTGTAATTTTCTCGGCGTCGATCTTCTTCCTTCTGTTCATCACCACACATAGCCGCTTTAGCTGCGTCTAGTTCTTCTGTTACAGTGCTGAGAATAGACAATGCGTTCTTGGCATCGTCGGTATTCCAATCTGCAAAGAAGTCCACAAAGGCAACGTCGTCAAGCGGTGTCCCGTACATTTGAAGAGCGGAGCATTCGCCCTGCTCCCTGCCAGCATCGAAAACCTCTCTAAACGCCAGCATCAGTTTCTCTTTGGTGATCATCTCTATCAGTTGCTGTGTCATCTGCTGTATCTCCTATATCAAACCTTATCCTTAGTCGTCCGAAAGACAGAATGATACTTAGGGCCTGAGAATGAAACTCGACCAGTATCAACTGTCTCACGTGATCTTGCATCAAACCTTAGAGCCTTGAGCCGCCACGATATTGACAGGGTGCATTCACCAACACACACCCCGGACCCATTTTCTAACCGCCTATTGGGGCAGTCCCTCGCTTACACCGTTGGGCCACACACCGAAGTGTGAATGATTGGTGCGGGCGCTTTGCGAGGCTTAACTAGCAACGCCCTGGTAGTGTCAGACGCAGCGCTACCAAGTATGAAGGCCACTGCGTTATTCCGGGAGGTTCTGGGTTGAATGGTTCGGCTTTTTGGCCTATACATTCAGTCGATGACACGTTGAAACCTCCAAAGTTTCGTGTCGTCCAAGGCGGCGTTTGATCTTACCGGATCGCGCCGCCGCTTTTACATGTACCATTCTTCCCAAGCCAAGGCAACTTGCGAGTTATTCATAAACATAGGCCCACATTATGAATTATCCGATGGGTTGCCACTTTATTCGGATGCGGGTATAAGGGCGCTATGAAAACTTTAGCTCATCACCTCCAACAGTATCCACTACCGATCTAGTCGGGTGCTTAATTGCGCCCAGTGGGTGCAGCGAAAGCAGAGCGAGTTTCAAACCACCCATATAAAATAATCTGTGTTTAGCTCAGTCTGGCAGAGTGTCGCACTTGGAATGCGAAGGTCGCAGGTTCGAACCCTGCAACACAGACCAAAGATGTGCGGGCGCGATGTAATTGGAATAGCGTACTAGCCTTAGAAGCTGGGTTTTGGGGGTTCGAGTCCCCCCGCCCGTACCATGCGCGCCTATGCTAACAGGCAACGCAGCGAAACTTAAAATTTCGTGAATCTCGGTTCGACTCCGAGGGCGCGTACCAGGGTTTCTATCCTCTTGGCGGTCTGTAACACCGTTGTTGTAAAACGTAGGGGCTGGGTAACGAGAGGTTCAAGTCCTCGGAAACCCACCATGCCGTGCTTGGTGTAAGGGTAGCATTCGCCGACTGTGACTCGGCAGGAGTGGGTTCAAATCCCACACACGGTTCCATTGCCCGTTCGTCTAATGGCAGGACGGCTCACTTTGACTGAGCAAATCTAGGTTCGACCCCTAGACGGGCATCCACTTCCCCAGTAAATCCTCAACTGTAAATCTGCAAAGTCCAGGTTGCTAAGTTGCAAAGTCACCAGCCGTAGAAAAACCGACCCGCGTTAACAGGTCGGCTCTATGTGTTAGGCTAGGAGGCTTGCGACATGCGCTGCTAGGAGGCTTGCGACATGCGCTGCAAGGGCTGCTTGCGCGCCTTCTCTAGCCCCATCTGGCGTGGAGTACCAAGGTATTACGGGAACCCAGTCGGGGTCATTAAGTGGCCGGTATGTCGAATATCGCATGTTGTGCAGCGTTCCAGACGTCCACATGTATTCACAATCTGAATGCTGGTAAATTGCATAGGTGTGGCATTCGCTCAGAGAAATCAAACCTCCCGTAAATTCACCCCACTCTTGGCAACCGTATTCGTCTTGATCCCACTCCATATCGCCCCACACCAGCGGCTTTACCTGTGGTGCTGTGCGGGTGTTCCATGCCTCTGCGGGCCGCTTGTAGTTCCCAATCTGGTCGGCCATCGGGCCACAGGCACCGCATCCACCACACCTAGACTGCGCGTGGTCACGTTCATGGTTAACCTCTGGTGCAATATCGTCGCCACCACAGAAGGGGCAGTTTTCAAGTTCGGGGTATTCGTTTGGCATATCTTTGACCTCTGATAAGGCCGGGTGTTGCTAGTTCTTGGCGGAAATGCTAGAACATACCCAGCGATTTCACTCGTTGCTAATAACATTTAAGCTCAGGAGGGTCACACCTCTTGGGCTTTCTTCATTCTCGCATATGCTTTCGAATTTTCACTTTGTGTTACATCCCGAAGATTGCAAAATCTGTTGTCTGTCTTCACGCCGTTAATGTGATCAATCACGTTATCTGGCCAGCCTCCATGCTGAACAACCCAGCCAATCCTGTGCGCCAGTAAATTAATGCCTTTGTACCTAACGTATATATATCCAGCGGAATTTATGTACCCACAGGGATTTCCGCCCTTATCTTTATCCCTAACCATACCAGTCTTAGGGCAGTATCCGAATTTCGTTTTAATCTCGGCAGGACTGAACCGCCTCTTATCTTTAGGATCTGGGTAAGGACCGAGAAACTTCACAGGCTTTTTATTCGGCTTGAACCCCCTGTAACTTAGAAACCCCTTAATCCTATCCACAGGATCACCAATTTCTTTAGCTATTTCTGGATTTGTTAGACCGGATTCATGCAGGGAAATAATCAAGTCGGCATCTGATCGAGATCTCTTGTTTTCAAATTTGATCCCGTACCTCTTGGCCACCTCATACACGCCTTGGGTGCTGACCCCACAAGCATCCGCTGTTTCTTTTACGGAATACCCGCACTCTGCGAACCTAGTGTATTTTGCTTTTGTACTTTCCATACCTCACCCTACACGGGATGCGTTGCAAGGTAAAGGATGAATTGCAAGGCTCGTTGGTTAATTCCGGCGGGCCTTCTTCATTGCCCCACTTGCTCTGGTGACTGTGTTGGTGTAGGGTGCTGATGAGAGCGGCGGCGTGGAAAGTAGACACGCATTGAGTCGTCACAGACCGTACCAGACGCCCGTCGAGAGGGGTAAGGAACACTGACCTTGGTGTACGGACGCAGGATTAACGCCCTGCCCGCGCTCAAACTACCCGCCCTTTGGTGGATGTAATCAAGGTCACTGCACGGTTCGACTCCGTGATGGCGCGGGCCAAGGACCGTAGGAGTGTATTGGTTCGAATCCATGTTGCATCCTCCCAAGCGCGGCGACCCTAGCAGAATGGCCGGGAATCCTTTTGCATCTTGTCGCGCTTGACCCACCCCCGCCGTTACGCTATTACATAGGGGACTCTCCTCTCCTGGTATGTCTCTCTACTGGCCCGCCGCAGATTAAACCCTGCTGGCGGGCTCTCCTTTTCAGCCTATCTTGCCACGGTGCTCTATGTCGGTCACCTGCACGGCACCGCGAACCGCATCGATAGCCTCATCAACAGACCGGACAACGAAGTAATAGCCGCAATTTGCCTCTATGACCGCCTGTGCGTCCTTCTGGTTGGGCTGTTGGTAGTTCCCCTTGGCCTTGACCTCGAATGCAAAGAATAGGCCCTCCAGCAACATACACAGATCCGCCATACCGGGAAGCATCCCCATCGCCTTGGCCTTTGCCTGGATGTTGCGGATCATTTGCTGACGGGCCTTGCCATCCTTGCCCCCGCCAGCCTTAGACGCTAGCTCATTGGGGACAGAGAAGATCAGCGCCTTGGGGTATTGCCGTTGCAGGCCCTCGTAGATTGATTTCTGGATTGGTCCTTCTACGTCTTTGTTACGTGCCATTGGGCTTCTCCTTAATCAGCGAGTACCGTCCATGCTGCCCGCCGTTGCCGTTGTCTACCATAGTTGTTAGGATGTCGTGCCCATCCTCTCTTAGCTCTTGTATGCGCGCTGCCAGACGGTCCTTGCCGAACAGCCTGGAGCTTTCCCGATGGGTTAGGGTAAGGCCCTTGCGGAAATGGGCCATGATCTGGGCCTTGTGCCATGTGGCGCTCATAGCCCGATCTTCCCCCTGTATGCCTCAAGGCGTCGCTCGACTGTCTCTGGCTTTACGGCCCCAGCTACGCCACGAATAATCCCCTTCGGATACCCGCGAGCCTTGTAGTGGTTTAGCAGCTCCTCCTCGGTCGCCATGCCGGAGCTCTCTGCTGCGGTAAATTCGCGCGCTATTCGTATTACCTCACGCTCTGAGCCTCCCAAAGCTTGGCTTCAACTTGCTTGTCCGCGTCTGTTTTGGTAAGTCTGTCAATCATCTCCTTGATCCTCGCTTTTTCGGTGTAAGTTGTGTCGTTCTGTCGTGCAGGGCTTTCAGTTCTTCGGGCGATATCCCGCGTTTCTTAGCCTGATCTTCATAGCCCTTAAGCTCCCAGAGGCAGGCGATTGAGTTGATTTTGCGCGCCCTATCCTCCTCGGTCATAGCGCGGTCCTCTCAAAGCTATACCCGCGCCCCCAGTGCGTCACGACCCGGCCAAAGGCAGCGGGTAGACGCTTGCGAAGTCTGGACACGCAAACATGTATAAGCTTCACTTGGGTGCGCTCGGTGCTGTTCAGTTTGGCGCAGACAATCCCGTGTAGGTGGTAGTGGGATAAGCACCTGGGGGCCGCGTCGTAAAGAGTGCATAGAAGCATTCGCTCTGCTGGGAGCATCTTCAGCCCCCATGCATCCGTCGCGTGATCCGAACCGCACATCACCGGGTGCAGGTCCTCGATAATGCCCATCAGGTAATCGGCGCGGGCCTCGGGCCTCATTGCATATGCTGTGTCTCGGATAGTGGTTAGCTTAATCATGGCCTCTCTCCTCTCGCTACAATCATACCCCCCTTGGTCCGGTAAACCCACATGCAAAACCCGGTCACCCTAGACCTGTATGCGCAGTTATCTCGCGGTCCAATCCGGTCAGGAAATTCCGCTGCGAAGCTCTCGATGTTGTGCAAGGCGTTGAACCGTTCAACCTTGGGGATGTCTACCATTTTGAGGGTCATTGCCTCTCTCCTATACTGGGACCAGCTATACACTGGCCCCGTTGGTGTTATGCGTGTCGTCTCCGATGACAGGTAGGGCAGAGCCAATCAACGTCTAAGGGCTTAGAATAGTCCTCATGGTGGCCGTGTAGTTTTCCGGTGCGCTCACAATCGTCGCATGTATCCGGCTTGAACGCCCGACCATCACGCACAGCGTTGCCAAGAATTACATGAGCGGCCCGCTTATCTGGGTTCTCAGCCCGCCACTTCTTGCGTGACTTATTGACGGATTCCTTGCCCGCTGGGGTGGCTTGGTATCTCTTGTGTCTCGCCCGCACCTTTGGATCGTCTTGGAACCTTTTAGCGTCATACTCTCGATAGTAATCCGCGTTCTTCTTTCGGTTTTCACGGGTCGCAGCCTTGTTGCATTCCTTGCATGAGCCTGCTCGCCCGTCTGCTGTTTTCGGGTGCTTGTAGAAGTGCGCCAATGGCTTTTCATCGCCGCACTTTTTGCATGTTTTGTTTTCCATGCTATCACTGTATACCTACAACGGTATATGTAAAGACATTCCGTCAGAAAGGCACCTCATCGTCATCGATATTTTGGGACGCACCTCCCCCACCGTATGACCCACCGCCACCGCCATAGCTCTGACCGTCTTGGTTGCCGCCCTGGTTGCTTTGACCGCCGCCGTTACCGCTTGGGCCGTCTAGCATGGTTAGCGTAGACCCGAAGCCCTGCAGAACTACCTCTGTGCTGTAGCGGTCATTGCCTGATTGGTCCTGCCACTTGCGGGTTTGCAAAGCGCCTTCAATGTAAACTTTGGACCCTTTGCGCAGATATTGCTCGGCGACCCGAACCAGACCTTCGCTAAAGATAGCAACCGAGTGCCATTCGGTTTTTTCACGGCGTTCGCCGGTGCTGCGGTCTTTCCAATTTTCCGAAGTGGCAATGCGCAGATTGCACACCTTGCCGCCGTTCTGGAAGCTGCGCACCTCGGGGTCTGCTCCTAGGTTGCCGATTAGGATTACTTTATTGACTGATCCGGCCATGTTTATTTGTCCTCTTCCGCTTCAATATAACCGCCGCGATAACCGTCAGTGTTGATGTCATATTCCTCAATCTCCCAATCACCATAGGTCAGTGCTTTTTCACATGCCTCTTCCATGCTGTCGGCCTCAATCGAGCAATGCGCCGTGCCGTCTATTTTGGCTGTCACGAACCAATTACCCATTTTCATTGCCTCCAGTCTTGAGGGATAGTATGGCGTCGCGCACCTTGTCGCCTAGCGTCACATGGCGCGTCTCGCAGCATGGAATGATTGCGGCCATTGCAGCCTCATCCAGCGCCGCATTCCTTGCCTCTGCCACGGCTAGACGTAGATCTGCGATGGTTTCATTCTTCCTGGCCATCACGTCCCAAGCGTCTGCCTTGTCGGTGTGTGTGTCTAGCAGGGCGTCACGTTCGTCCAGAGCCTCAGTTAGCGCCAGACCTAAGCCCTTCCATCCTACATAGGGCGGGTTGCCGGTGAACCCAGTTCGCATTGCAATGACAGTCTCAACGTGTGTTGCGGCCTCTTCGTCCAATTGGCGCAACTTGTCACGTTCGGCTGCTAGGGCGGTGATTTCATGCACAGCGTTTTGAAGGTCATAGAACACCCCGTCGATATCGCATGTTGCGTTGGGTGTGGTGTTTTGTCGCGCAAGAACGTCAGGGTCGTTATAGTCAAACCCCCAACCCGCGCTTGTGTTCGTGTCAGTCATTCGCTCTCTCCTTCTGGCTGTCGTGCGGCCTGTTTCTCGATACGCACAACGCGGCGCATGATTGCGTCTCGCTGCAACTTAGAAGCACCCATTCCAGCTACTTTCGCCGCCTTCTTGATGCGGTCCCGCTCCTTTGGTGTGGCGCGGTACTTCATAAATATGCTCTTCAACATACCGCCACACTATATACGGCGTGGGTACAAGTCAAGCGCATTTGTGCCCACATTAGATGTTGACGGATATATCGAGAGGGGCTAGTGTGGTGGCAGGAAATAGGAGAGATGAGCATGTGCGTGAATTGCAAATACACCGGCATGACATACGTTGGAAACGGCCACCGAGCAGCAGGCTACCCATTCGCAGAGCTTGGCACAGCCGTGTCGTGCTCATGCGATCTAGGCAAGGCTCTGGATGCCGGGCAGCGCATTCCCATGCCGCCAGCAACAGAGGTGACCGCCGAAACGATAGCCAAGGTTTCAGCGCGCAAGGCCGCGTTCAACATCCGGGCCGACGCATACGCCGCCAAGGTGAAGCGCGAGATGGACGAGCTACGCGCCAAGCCGGGATACATGGAACCGCTTTGGTTCATAGATCAGCAGAGACAGCAAGGAGAGACACAATGACCCGCAAAGTACACTACCTCGCAGGCAAGCAACAGAGCAACGCCGACCGCCTGGAAGCAGCGTATCAGAAGGCGCACGGTGAACAACGTCCATTCCTAGAGCGCAACTCCGGCAAGCTGCTTGCCATGTGCCTCGTTGGCCTGGTGACACTTGGCGTTGCAAGCTGGGGCTGGCCGCTGTTCTACGATTGGCTCATTGGATATGTTGGGGTTGACGTAGATTAACCCTTGCACGCCCTATCGGTTGTGGTATGGTGGTGGCAACATAGGAGAGACGAGATGACACCGAAACAAATTGGCGAGCGCTTGCTTGCTATCACGAATGCACTTGTTGATAAGATCGAAGAACAGCCGTTCTTGCCCCCAACAATCAAGGTCAGTAACGTCGGCGAGTGCTCAATTGCCCTGTACCGTTCGAGGGGAAGCTGGGATTACTTGATCGGGACAGTGACATCCGACACATTCGAGGGGGTTCTAGCCGATGCTGCAACGTTCATCGCAAACCTCCCCAGCAAATCAGATATGGCCAAGGCTGACTTTCAGAGGGATCTGGCCGAGCTCATAGACAAGGGCAATGAAATCGGCATTGAGGTAGACCTCATGAACCCGCTAACAGCTGCGATGAAAGCACTGTCCGAGAACATTATTACCGACCAGAGGGCTAAGTGATGACTGATACACCTAAGCCAACCGGGCTTGCCTTGATGCGTGAACCGTTTAAGGGCTCCGAGATATCCAAGCTTCCAAAGCCGACACGCGCCCAGACTGATAAGGTTAAACAGGATTACAAACAGGGCATTCGCTGCAAGATCTGTGGGGGCTGGCATCACAAGGATGTGGTGCATCTTGATTACGTTGGTCACGCGGCCTTAACTGACCGCCTGCTAGAGTGCGATTCGGCCTGGAACTGGGAGCCGCTGTCATTCAACGATCAGGGCTTGCCGATGCTGGACAATAACGGGGGCATGTGGATACGCCTCACTGTATGCGACCAGTCACGCCTTGGCTATGGCAATGCTGACGGCAAAAAGGGCGGCGATGCGGTCAAGGAATTGATTGGCGATGCCTTGCGGAATGCTGCAATGCGGTTTGGTGCTGCGCTGGACCTGTGGCACAAGGGCGACCTACATGCCGATGAGGGGCCAGAAATCATCGGAAAGCCAGATCCGCAGCAGGAGTCACAGCAACCAGAACCAGAACCACAGCCGACGCCAGTTGGCCACACCGGAAAGCGTGACGAGCTTATCAATGCGCTTAACGATCAGGCAGAGCCAGGCCACCTATACAACGTGTGGACCAACGGCAACTTCAACAGCGTCAAGGCCGGTCTTCCCGAGCCCATGCAGCTAGAGGTAAAGACAGTGTATGACCGGCGCAAGGAGGAGTTAGCGAATGTGTAACTTGGCCACCATGAAACGCCAACGGCTATGGCTATTCCGCCAGGGCTTCACCATCGCGGCTGCTCACATGCAGCGCGCGATTGATTCAATGACACAAGGAGAGACACCATGACCACATCAGCAACAGAGGGCCAGCTTCGCAGCTATGTCGAGCGTATCGAGCGCCTGAACGATGACGCCAAGGTGATTGCAGACGACAAGAAAGAGCTGAATGCCGAAATCAAAGGCCAAGGCTACTGCGTCAAAACCATCAGTGAGCTTGTGAAGCGCCGCGCTGCTGATGCGGACAAGCTGGCAGAGGCCGACGCAATGCTGTCGCTGTATCAAGAGACGATGGGCATGTAATGGAACACTCAGTTACAGATATTCCCGACGAAGAACTGTTGCGTCGCGCTGTCGCCAATGTTCGCAGCGGGTACAAGCGCAAGCAAATGAAGCGGGTTAGGTGGTCCGTTGTGGCTGATGTGTTCGGCCTTGGGTCTACCTACTCGTATCAGCTTTGCCGTCGATTTGGGCTAGACCCAGACAAGGAGGTGTAATGGCTAAGACGGTCACAAAGGTACTGAAAACGCCGGAGGACCTGGAGCAGTGGGTTAAGTTTCTCACTGCTCAAACCCTACCTATCACGGTAGCCCAGACGGCAGGCGCTAAGAAAACGAACCCACAGAACCGTACTATTCACATGTGGTTCAATGAGATTGCGGCGCACTGCGGAGACAAAACAGAACGCGAGGTCAAGGCAGAGTGCAACCTGCAGTTTGGCCTAGATATCATGCGCGGTGATGAAGCATGGGCAAGCGCCTTCGATTACATTTTCCAAAGCCTAAGCTACGCCGCCAAGATCAAGGCTATCATGGTTTTTGACATACCGTTTACGCGCAAGATGACCGTACCGCAGTTGACAAGCTACATGGATGAAATGGGCCGGGAGTATCGCAGCCAAGGCGTGTATCTGACCGACCCCGAATTGCAAGGATATGAGCAGAGATGTTGATTTGGCTAGGAAAGACATTGTTCGGATGGAGATATGCGTCGTTCGACTTCGGATTTGAACAAACTATAAGGAGGGTCAGGACAGCCAGGGACGGGAGCCTGTACTGCCGTGCTTACGGGTTTACGATCAGAGAGGGAACTAAGGGGTGGTTTGAGTTGTGAAACGCACCGGCTTCACCTCCCCCCGCAAGCCCATGAACAAGGTTAGCCCCAAGCGTCGCAAGAAACACGCCAGCAGTGAGGGCAAGGCCGGGTATGCATACATGGGTCGCGTAAAGCAGTTGCCGTGCTGTGTGCCGGGATGTGGGGCCGCTGCGCCATCAATTGCACACCACTGCTTTCATGGCAGGTATGGGTCACGCAAGGAAAGCGACTTTGACACGATTCCGCTTTGCGCAGAACATCACGACTACCCGCACAAAGAGGCTATTCACAGCGGCAAGTTGACTTGGGCAATGAGGCACGGCCCAGACTATGGGTATATTGAACAGACACGCAAGCTAGTAGGAGAAATGTGAAATGACAATCCGAACAGTTGAAACCAGCCCTGGAATCTATGCTCAAGGGGATTTACTGCATGAGTGGGCGGGGCGCGCTATGGTAAGAGACGGGGATACCGTCCACACCGGCAAGCTTGTAAAGTGCGTTAAGCCGTGCACCAAGGACGCCACGCCCTACGAATAGAGCCCTAGCGGCAAACAGCAGTCATGCGGGTGTCAGTCGTAACGATCCAGCGCATCCACGTATCATCTAGCGAACCAGTGTCACGGGGAATTGTCGTCCTGGCTTCCCCGTAGGCAACGCAGCCGCTATTTCCAATCGCTGTCGTTGTCTCGCAACTGGCTATCAAGCTCGTCACGGTCAGCATCGCGCAAATCTTGTACAGCATTGCGGCCCTTCTCCTGTCTCTCAGCACCATCACGCAGCGCATCGGTTTCGGCCTCTGTGCGGCCCTGTTTCTTCTTCAGCGCCCCAAAGGTCACAATTGCCAGTAGAGCGGCCCCAGCAAGCGCAATGCCGCGCCCTAGCTTGCTTGTGAGGAGTTTCAGCCAGAACATCAGGGAGCCGTGAACCAAGTGCGCCATAGAACAATCACCGCAGGCCCTACCAGTGTCGCCGCGCTGAGTGCATGGGTTTGGTAGTCTGCGGGAATCCATCCGGCAGTATTGGCAACGCCAACCGCCAGCATGAGGCCCGCCGCTGCGTTAATTTTGGATAGGGCGGGATGGTTGATTTTGGTTTTCATGCTTTCTTTCCTCCGAATAGCGCGGCAATGAATGCCATGATTGCGGCAATGATGCCCTGTGGTTCTGCCTCTTCGTGGTGGACCTGAATCGCTTCCGGGGTTCGCACAATGGGCGATTCCCCGATCCACTCAGCAACACGAAAGCCAGGACAGGCTTTGGCCGCGTATTCGTTGTGCCCTGATACCTTGGTTATGCTTGGGTATTCCATCCGCTTCAGCTCGATATACTTGCGCAAAGCAGTGTCTTGTTCTGCGGTAAAATTATCTGCAAAGGCGTCATTCTCAGATGACCCATGCCCGCCCAACAGGCTAACACCAATGGTTCCCGCGTTGTGCCCCTTGCAGTGCGCCCCGATCACGTTAATTGGCCGGCCAACAATAATAGACCCGTCTCGGTCGATCAAATCATGGTATCCGATATCATTCCAGCCCCGCGCAAGGTGCCAGTTGCGGATCTCATCGCGCTTGGCCCACCCTGATTTCTCGGCCATCCACTCGGGACGGGTTGCGGTGCAGTGAATGATCAATTCGTTGATGTGCCTCATCCGGTCTATTCCTCCACGATCAGATTGACAGGGCCGATGGAATAATACCGAACCCCAGAGGCGCAATCATATTCGCCCTCAATATAAAGCTCAAGATTTCCAATGGGGGCCAATGTCGGGATCTCAGTTGGTATCCTGTAGATCTGTTCACTCGGGCTCATCGGAATTGACGAATGGCGCTGCGATTCCACGACACGAAAGCCGTTAGGACCAATCCACACCCGGCTAAACTCGCCAGGGCAGTCAACTAATTTTGTTAAGTGCCACTCTATAGTCACAACCTCGCCTGGATGCACAGGTGTGGATCTGGTTGCATAGCCATAGATAGCATCGCCTTGGGCATATTTGGAAACTGTCCCGATGCCAGACAACGCAGCAAAACTGAGTGACGTCACAGTAATGCAGGTTGCAATTGCATTGTGCATCACATGCCCCCCTTGAGCCAGTCAAATGCTGATTTGACCAGCAGACCGACAACCGCAAAAACGCCGTTTCTAATGTTCGTTTCTGTTTTCACGATCCTCGTCACCAGCCTGGCCTCCAGATCCTCACGGTTTTTGCGCTCGTTCTTCATCTCGGTTTCAAGGACCGATAGTCGGCTGTCTGAATTATCAGTCACTAAAGCACCTCTTGCATTGTGCCCTGGGTCGGGCTGTCGTTAATTTGAATTGGTATTTTCCAGTTCCTCAACGCGAGAGGATAGCTGTTGGATCGCCTTGATTAGCGGTCCTATCAACTCCTCATAACCCACCGTTAGCACATCCTCGCCGCCGCCTATAGCGTGATCCTGGAAGCCCCCAAAGTCCACGCCAAGCGAGGTCATGGTATCGCGCAACTCTTGCGCAATTAGCCCGTGATGGAAGCGGGTGCGCTTCTTCGACCCGTCTTTCTCGCTGTCATAGTCTTCCCGGTAATCCCACCTGAAATCAACAGGGCGCAGGCTATTGATAAACGTCAGTCCGAGAATAGTGTCCTGGATGTCCGCTTTATCCCGTTCATCCGACCGGTTCTGAACTGCGCCATAGGCGTAGGTTGTGGTGGCGCTGTCCCCAAGCTGTACTTCGTTGCTCCCGGCAACAACTGCATTAGCGCCAACGCCCGTACTGTTTGTATAAGTAACTAACCCAGCAAGAGCCCCAATTCCTAGCGCGGTGTTATCGTCTGCCGTGACAATGCCGGGCAACGCCCCTTTGCCCACAGCAGTATTTCCAGACCCGGTTGTGATGTTCCGCCCCGCGTCCTTACCAAGCCCTGTGTTTTCGTCCCCTGTGGTTACGTCCTGCAACGCCCGGTATCCGAAGGCGCTGTTAAATTGGCCAGTGACATCTTGCAAGGAATTAGTGCCAACCGTTGTGTTGTACTGTCCCGGCGCAACTGTGTTATCCATAGCGCCCAAGCCGATAGCAAGATTTCCTGCGGTAACGGTTGCTGGTGTGTTGTTGATGTATTCCGTAATGGCAAACGCACCGACGAGAGTTGTAGGTTCGTCGTCGCAATACTTGTTCTCAAGAACGAATGTGTTTGCAGTCGCCCCGCTAACTACCATCCGGTGTTCAGCATATGCGGACTCTGCCGTCGGTGTCATTGTGACGTAGACAACAAACCCGTCTGACAGGCCGTGGGAAGTCAGAGTGCAGGTAGCTTTGTGGCCGATCGTAGAGGCACTAACAACGTATGTGCCGTTCAGGGAGGCCCCGGTTACAAGTGTATTTCCGTTGCACCCCTGAGTGCTGCCGATGTTTTTCCCGGCACCCTTACCGATGGCAAGCAACTCGTTAAGGCCAGCGTTTTGACCTGCCTGATACCCCATGCAGATATTGTAATCTTTATTGGAAAACTGCCCTGCTTGAAACCCAACCCCAACCCCATAATCAGCCGTTAGAGGACTGCTGTTGTGGATGTTGTTACCGTCCCAAGTCGTCGGAGCGTATCCACCGTTAGCGGTAGGGCCAAATGAGCTGTTACCTGTCCCCATGACTGTTTGCCCGCTGTTCCGGCCTACGGCAACATTTCTAGCCCCTCCCTCAACGAATGCCAGCGTTGTCGATCCAAGCCCTACATTTCTAGTTCCTTCGTCGGTGGCGAAACTGTCAGTATTATTGGCCCACCGTACGGAGTTAAGACCAATCCCGATATTGTGCTGAGACGCTACCGATTTTTCTAGGTTTTTATTACCTATCGCAATACTATTCCGGCCTGTTGTCTGCGCGGAAAGGCACTGCGACCCTATGGCTACTGTGTCGGATGTTGCTTGTATATTGTCCTTTGGCCAGTTCGGCCACGCTGTACCGCAATCCCGCCCTAAAGCAACCTGTGAATTTTGGACCCGACCAAACCTGCTTCTATTCGCGTCGAAAGTATAGCCGTCAGTGGTGTGTGTAATGTAGCCGTTGTAGAAAAAGTTCGTGCTTGGCATAGTGTCCGCTTCATAGGTGGCACCTTCCAAATCAATATGAACACCCGTCAAGCCCGCTGCAATGGCAATGAATGCCGCGTTTCCTGAGTCCACGTCTGTAGACAGCATGAAATGTGGCACGGTGGGATCTATCGCGACAATATCAGGCAGCCCCGGCAATAATGTTGATCCCGCCTCCCACTTGTACATCAAGCCATCGGCTGAGAAGCTTTGGCCGTCGTCCAGCGTTCCCCCTGTTGCCCGCCATGCCTCGGCATCCGCCCTAGAGGCAAATGCAATATTCCCGTCCGCGTCGATTAGGCTGAGAGGCGTTGTTTCCTGCGAGGGGCCAGTCCCGACGAGGAGGTCATATAGTCCTCCGTCAGCATAAAACTCAAATGACCCGTCTGCGTCAGCCGTGAATGGGTTAACGACACCAGTCCCGCCGCCCGCGTCAGTAAACAGATCCGCCAGGGAGTTATCCGACTTTCTCCGAACCTCAACAGCCGACGCCCCAATGGTATCACCCGCGTCAGTTACCGCCCAATTTCTGTACCCTACTAGTGCCATTAGTCAAACTTCCTTGTATCTATGACCCGGAACACACCAGCCCCAGCCGGGAACCGATCCCCGCCGGAAACCGTTACCCACAATTCGCAATATTTTCGCGTTGCGGACATAGCGCCGCTTTCGGTGTCGGTGATTGCCATCTGGAGCACGTTAGGGCTCGCAACAGTGATGTCTCCGCCCGTCAAGCTCTTACTCAGGACAGATGCCCCGTTTATACTTTCCCAGATGTCGAAATTAACCTCTGTAGCGGTACTGAAATCAACGTCTGTTGTGTCTTGGAATTGAAATGTTTTATCTGAGTTTTGCGCAATGCAAAGGTTCATCTTCTTAACGCAGCAGGCCATTGTGTCTACCCTAACTATTTGCAAATCATCTACAGCTATTGCCTCTGTGCATACCGGCTTAGACACGGAAGATGACAGGACTATTCGGCTTGGAAGAGCTAGGCTCATTTTGCCGCAAGCTCCCGGTTTAGTCTGGAAACCTCCGCCTTTAGCCCCGCAATAACGGAGCTACCAGACCTTGAACCAACCGCCGCCAGCTTCGACTTTAATGACGTGACCTCGGATCTAAGATCTGCGCTTTCCTTAGCAGCCGCAGCTATCTTGGAAGACTCCCCCCGAACCGAGTGCGCAAGGGCAGCACTTAGCAACTCAACATCAGACAAAAGCCCTTTTCTTTCTTTACTCACCGCCTCCAGCTTCGATTTTAATACCGTGACCTCGGCCTTTAGATCTGCAACAGAAACCGCATCGGCTTGATGCGTCCTTAATGCCGTCGCCAGCTTCGACTTTAATGACGCCGCCTCGGCCTTTAGATCTGCAACAGAAACCGCATCGGCTTGATGCGTCCTTAATGCCGTCGCCAGCTTCGACTTTAATGCCTCATTTTCAGACTTCAGCGGGCCTGCCTCGGTTACGTAACGTTGATGCCAATCCACAGCAGTCGCCAGCTTCGACTTTAATGACGCCGCCTCGGAACGAGAATCAGCTCTATCCATAGCCAACCCTTGAGCGCGACTGGACGCCTCATTCGCCTTAACAACCTGAAGCCGCAAGCCAGCACACTTGATTTGCTCAAGCTTCAGATCTTTACGCACCTGGGCAAGCGTCCGGTTGGACTGTTTCAATTCGACTATCTGATATTCAAGCTGTGCCTTCGTACCCATGATGCCCTCTTTGTTCGTTATGTTATAACAGATAATCCACTGATGGTATAGGCCGCTACGTCGTTACTGCCACCACTTATCATCTGCGTAATCCTGCGGAATCGGGTCCATCAAGTTCAAGTCGTTTGAATGGCCTCGAAGGGTATCGATAACCACCCATTGAGCCAAACCCGCCGCCCATTCCGCAACCTCGGCTTCTGTCCAATTGATCGAACCCTTAGCGGCCAAGATTACGGCGCGCGCCGTAAGGTTGGCTTGCCTGTGCTGTGGCATTACGGCATAAATGCGCCGTTGCGCTTCATCATTCACCTGGTCCACTGTGATAAGATCAGGCTTAAGGCTTGCGATTGATTCAAGTTCCTCAGTGCTCATTTGCACTTTGTTTCGTTTTCCGTCTGACCCGACTACCAGCTTAAAAATATCAGTCATTTTCATCATTTCCTAACTTCACAGGAGAGCCGAATAGTCAAGTTCTCGGAACATGTATATTTTACCTGCGTCAAAATTCGCGCCTAGACTGTACTGCACTACCCCATATAGAACCGGCCTAACCGCTTGTGACGCGATTGTGCTGGGGAATGACAAACTGAAATCATCCGCGTACATGTCGGCTGAAGCCCTGCCCGCCGTTACTGCTGACACTGCCGCCGCTACAAGCGTACTTGTCCCTAAAAGGGTTGGCCCTGTCTCAAACCATTCTATTTCAAGGTCCTGGTTTGATGCGACCGCATGGCTAGAGTTAACAACTCTGATCGTATATTTATACCCGCTTTCAAAGTTTGGAGTTTGGACGGACGCAACAGCCCCATCAACAGCGAAATCATACAGCAGTCCGTCGTTCCCGTCGCCAACAGTTACACCATCGTAAGGATGCGGAGCCGAACCCAAGTATGGTGCCCCGCTGGCCCCCTCAGATATTGCTGTAGGGTTGTCAGTGAGGGCTTCCATTAATGTTGCAGTAACCGGGCTATCCGGGTCCACCTCAGTCGATGCTATGGCTCTATATGTCGTCATGTCATTCCCTTAGAACATCAAATACGGGCCGGAACCGTCGCCGAAGACTAGCGTCCCCTCGTCAACAACATAGGTTCCTTGCGCCTTCTCGTCGTCAGTAGATGCCGCATAATCCGAACGGCTATTTTCTGTTATAAAACCATATCTCTTGTCAAATTGATAGCTCTGCGCTGTTGCCCTAAGTCGGCTGCCTGGGGTTGTCTCCTCTACAGACGTAATTTGCATCTGTGTCGCCAGAGCGTTGCCTGTATCATCGGTCAAAACGCGGCTAGTGATCTCCGCAGGGCTTCCAAGGGTGACGTTCGCATCATCCTTTACGTCATATGTGAATGTGATCTGCTGGGGAGTGTTCCGGTATCTGTTACGCAGTCGCGAAGAAACTGGGTCGGCAATGCTATTGTCACCGTCCCCAAGCCACCGGTTGAATATTTCTTTCGTCTGTACCTGGTTGTACTCATCAGCGCTTTCGGCCTCTGCATCAATCGCCACCGATACTCGCCGGAAATTGTTTCCGTCGACTGCGCTCCCAGATACATCAAGCTGACCATGCCACAACAAAACTCGACTGATCCTCTCTTCGTGCAGATCCTTATTTTGTATGGTCTTCTCTATAAAAGTGCTGCTATCAGATAGGCTAGGCGCAACCTCCCCAACATCTAGAGGGCGATTGGCCCGCATTAATATCTTCTGATTTACATCATCCCACCAGAACATTACGCCCATCTGTGAAATCTCGCCAATGAGACTGGTAACGCCTGTGGGCTTCGTGATTGTGGCCGTTAGGTCAAAACCTGCAAGCCACCGCTCCCCCTCTAGTTGCCAGTCTGCCAGGGTGATGAATGATGCATCAATGCCAGCATAATTGACAAGGAGGTCATAGACTGCATCGGCAATTGCCACGCCCTCAACCCTGAATGCCTCCTGAAACAGGTCGCCCGCGCTGTGCGCCGCCCCTGCGGTGCCGTCCAGCGCCCTTCCGGTCAATGTGATTGTGTCTGTGGATCTAGTGAACGTCACCACCTCAGAGCCCATCGAAGCCCGACCAGACGCCGCATAATCAGCCCCTACGCCTGCTGGCTCTAGGTCGAATACAGATAGGTCACTTTCCGCAATGTCAGCCGCGATCTTTCCCGTTGAAGCGACGGGAGCCAGCGCTTTCTTATTGTCGGCTAGGTCCAGAACATCTTTAGCAATGATAGTGACGTTGCCCGCCGCATCCGGCCCTTCCCACTCAGATATGACATAGTTTCTTGTCCGCATGGCTGACAAAGCCTGCCCGACCTCGCCCTCAAGAACGCGCAAAGGACGCCCGACGTAGTATGGGAACCGGCGTCTTAGCTTTGCAAAGAAGGTGCCGCGCTTGCCGGGGTCATATCCGCCCTCGTCAGTCTGTGCTGTGCCATCAATGCGCTCTGATTGGTATTGATCAAACCAGATGTCACTATATTGGAAGTCCTGCAGCCTAACAGTTACTCGAGCGCGCTTGCCTAGCGGCCCGGTCTTGTCACTCACGCCGCCTAGATTTATCACGCTGGGGTTGGTTGTCACAGGGGCGGCAAGGGATGGGTAGATCCTCTCGTCACGTGGCAGTCCATCCACGTTCATGGCAAAACGAAGCGTTTCAGGCGTTGTGTCAAAGTTCGGAGTGTCTTGGCATGTGAAAAATGTGTTATAGCACTTACGAACGCCCGTTGTTCCCAGAACGGCGGTGCATGGCGAGTTGCTATAGGTCAGGCTGCATCTCTCTATGTCAATCTCTACGATCTGGATTAGCTCGCGCTTAAGGTTGGTCATAGAAGCGCATCCCCATGTCGAAACTCATATAGTCCTTTGGCCCACTGTTAGTGGGTGATATCGCACCGCCATCACGCCATGCATAAAAAGCATCACCATATTTGGTTGGACGCCACAGCCAAAAGAAACCGCCGCCGCCGTTGAAATGCGTCTGAAAGTCCGCCCATGTCGTGCCCCGCAGGAATGCGGGAGTGATATGAGTTAATCCGGCTGATGTACGCGACCCCTTGCGAACTAGGGTAGAGCCTAGAAGGTTGCCCCCATCGCTAACGTTGGATTGCAACTCAACTACGTTTGGCGTGATTGGAGGTGTATAGCCCTGGTATATCCTTTGACCTATGATCGTCTCATCGCCAAGAACAAATATGCTAACTTCCGGCGCTGATGACATTGGGATGCTGCTAATCTCAAGCCTCCAATACCTATGTGATTGCGCGTGGAACCTCCACACAATGGCTTGATCATCAGAAGGGGACACAGGGCCAGCGCCACTATCAAACCACGATATCGAATCGTCACTATATTGAATCCGAGTGATAGCCCCGAGGCTGCTTAAGTTGTGAGCGGATATTGCCCCGCAGCTAACTGATGTGGCAGACCCCAAGTCAACCTCTAGCGCCGCAGATGTGGCTGGCACAAGCGGCACGAAAGCGTCGTAGGTCGTTCCAGTGACCGCACTAGCTGGCGGGAACCCAGAAACACTTCCGGTCAGGCTGCTTACGTTCGCTGCCGTGGCTAGATTTTCCCAAAAGACAGCGGGATTATTTTCTGTACCTGCCGTTGAAAGGTCAGACGCTCTAGTTGCTGAGTAAACTATGGTCATGTTGCGAAACTCACTTGCAAACCTCTATCCCCGGCTTCGTCCTGCAGCCTATCAAATAGACCGGACAATTGCGAGCCCGTGATACTGTCACCGGCCCCCAGACCGCTAAGGCGAACGTTAAGCGGTGACTGCGCCGCTACAGGTGCCGCAGCCGCTCCAGCCCCTGCACCGCCGCCGCCGCCGCCAGATGTGGACACTGACTTGATATTCGCCACCTGCGCCAAACCAGACGCCAGCGTTGACGCTGCCAAAGCAGTTCGCAGAAATGGCTGTCCGATTAATGCCGGATCGGCCAGAACCTCGGTATATGCCCGATAGCTGTTAATTGCGCCTTGAGCTACTGAAAACGCCTTGCTGATCTTCAGCAGCTTCCCGCTTCCGCTGGAGAATGTAGAAGCCAGATTGCCGAACAGAGTGCCGTAACCGCTTAGTGTGCTGTCCTGCTCCTTCTGACGGATTACTGCAAGTTTCTCTTGATACTCCTGCTCAAGCAGTAACTTAGCGGCATTGATGCCACCAAGCGCCTCCAATTCTGCCTCACCGGCAGTTTTTAGTCGTTCAAGACCTTCGGCCCTCCACTCATCAAGCAGAGTCCGTTCTGTTTTGAGGCTGTCAAGCAAAGTTGAGAGCTTGCCTGCGCCTTTACCGCCACCCCCACCATCGCTATCAACAGTTGATATCTCACCGAATTCTGTGTTTAGAACAGCGCGGGCTTCTTCCTCTGCCAGTCCCAAAAGTTCCAATTCAGCGGTTATCTTCTCGATAACTAAACGATTTTCACCCAGTTCACCAAGTCGCCCATCTAGTGTTTTGCCGAATGCCTCAACGTCAAACCTCGGTTGCGGAACGCCAAGGCCACCTGAGCCAGCGCCCGTCGCACCTTGTCCCAGAGTGGAAGCAACATCTAGCGCATTCTGACGCCTCTGTGTCTGTTGGTCTTGAAGATTCCTCAATGACTCGCGCTGTTCTTGTCCTCGAATCGCCAATAGCTGAGTTTCAATATCAAGAACGCGTTTCCGTGCATTAAACTCCGCTTCTGAGTTAGCCACCACAAGTGCCGCTGCTGGGCTTGATGCCGCACCGCCTGCCTCTACGGCGTCAGTGTAGGACTCTTGAATTGAGACAAGCCCAGAAATAGACCCCCGTATTGAACCCAAATCAGTGGACCCAAAACTATCAAGCGCAACGTCAGTAGCGTCTATCTCATCGCTCAGATCTCCGAAAGCGAAAGCCAGAGCAGGGATGCCCACGCCCGCCAAAACACCAAGAACAGCGCCAACGGCACCAAAACCGCCTAAAAGCTGCGGCAACTGTTGCGACATAACGCGAGATGCACTTGTACCCATTTCCAACTGTACGGCCATATCCTGGAGTTGGAATGCTGTATTTTGAATCTGGAATCTGGCATTACGGCTAAGATTGCCTAGTTTCTTGACAGACGTTGCCGCCTGCTGTGCAGGCCTAACCATAGCAGCAGTACCGCCACCAAGTTTCGCAGCCGCCCGTGATGCTGATAGGTATTCAGATTCTAGCTGGTCAATTCCCCTCGAAAGCGCCCTAGCGGAAAGAAGGCCGGACCTTTCAGCACGGGAAAGCTCCTTCAGCCCTTTAGCGTATATGTCTGTCGCTTTGTCTGCTGCCAAAATAGCCGCAGAAACATCTTTCAAGCCCTTCTTGGCAGATGTGGGGTCTGCGGTTATTTTTACTTCAACTACCGGGAGCACCATGTTTTATCCACCATTCCTCGTCGGTTAGTTCAAGATCATCTAGCAGGTCGTCAACGTCGCCCCGCGTTAGGTTCCCGGCGTATGTGCCTTCACCCTGTTGTTCAGCGTGGAGCTCATATTCACAGTACCACTCGCTCATCGTCATTGCCCAGAACTCGCTAGGCTGGATGCCCCATCCTCTTGCGCAGAGATACAGGACATCCCACTTTATTAAACCGTCGCCCTCAGAAGGTTCTACTTTTCCTCTGGGGCGTCGGCTTTTTTTTGCTCTTTAGGCACCGGGCTAAGAGCCGTATAAATCTCGTGCCATAAGGAAATGACCGCTGATGCATTGCCAGTCATAGCTTCTTGGTACACATCGTCCTCTGTGAAGCTTGTAGCTCCTGCGTAGTGCATAACATCAGTGATGATTTGGCACATCAAGGGAAGCAAAGGCGCGCCAGATGTGGCACTTTGTGCAACCGCAATCAAGCTTACAGGGCCTTCACCTGGACGCCCGCGCTCGATCCTGCGCAGAAGAGATAGGGCGGGAACAAAGTCATATGTCGTGCCCGCCCATGCGATAGAAGCCTCGCGAAAAATGCCCATAACGTTCCTTTATGCAAATGCGATGGAGCCTGATGACACAAGCGAACCGGTCATGGTTGCGGGGTCTGTGCCCTCTGCGCCCTCGATGGATAGTGTAGTGATTCCGAATTTCCCAGTGTAAGTGCCCAGAGCGCCAATCATCAATTCAGCATCATAAGTAAACTGGGTTGTATCGTTCATGAAGGCAACCAGATCAGTGTCCTTGATGATGCCTTCAAAACCGCCAGAAATGGCCCACGTTCCGATATCGTCGTCAATGTAGGTCTGCACCCCAAGGTCGTCCTTGTCGGTGATCAAGATACCCTCTTTGGTGATCTCGAAGTTGTCCGACGTGGAACCTTCAATGGCGGTGTATGTCGATCCGCCATCAAGGCTAATGTTAATTCGTATTTTGCGTCCAGCTAATGACATGATGTCACCTCGTTAGTTGTCTGTTACGTTATAACACGCCGCGCAACCCCGCGCAACGCTTCCTAGATTTCGTCATAGAGGACAGTGAAAGTTAATAATCCCCGCTTGGTGTGCCCGTCTGGATCTGTCGAATAGTCCTGCCCCACAGCCCGCGTTAGGATGTGGTGCGCGCCCGTGATTGTGAGGCTACCTTTTTGCAGCACATCATAAACAGCGGTGCCAACGTCCTTGGCTTCCGTCAGGTTATTTTGACGCGACCACACATCAATCTGCGCAAGCGCTTGGACCCCGTTGTCCGTTTTGGTATCGAACGTGGCTAGGTTGTCCTGCCCGATCACCACATATGGAAACGCGCTGGCATCCTCTGGTAAGTTTGGCTGTTGAATATCCGCATAGACGCCCGTGATAAGCGCCATTAGCGTTACATCACCAGTGAGGGCCGTATAGATTCCCTCTTGTAGCTCCTTACCCCTCATCGGATAGCCCTCGCAATTGCTGCCTCTATACGTGCCCTGAGCTTGGGGGCCGCAGCCTGTGCCGCCGGGTGGAATGCTGGGCGTCTTGCTATCTTACGGGTTCCAAACTCCAGCCATTTTGCATATTTAACTACAGAGAAGACCTTAACGGCTCTAGCGCCCTCTTTCTTGAAGGTGATGGAATTGCGTAGCCGCCCTGCATCGCTTGCTGGGGCCTCTCCTGGCGATGATGCTTGGTGCGTGACGCTGCGCCGCCTGTATATCCGTCCAGTTGCTGGCCCGTTGCGAATGCGCTTCTGTATGTCGCTACGAAGCTCTATACCTGTTGCCGTCAATGCTTTGGATATTTCGATTTCTGCATCCTCTGCCATCTTGCCAACTAATGATTGAAGTTTGGGGAACCCGCCTCCTTTGATGTGTATTCTGGTCGTCATGGATGAATCCCATATTTAGCGCAATGCATAGTAAAGTCAGGAGACGGATAAGCCACTAACCTACTGCCGACAAACTGAGTATCTATCATTTCGGCACCGTGTTTTACTAGACTATCCCATTCATCGTGAAATTTCTGCTTCTCTCCATGTGTCCAATTTTTATCTGAGATAGCCGATACAATCCGGCAAACCCTAGTTTCTATTTTTAGCTCAACCTTAGCCATTACACTGCAACGCCCCCATCCAGATCTATCTCTAGCCAGCGGTCCTCAAGTTCCATGTTGTTGATGAAACGAATGTTGTACGCTCTGGTGCGGATAATAACCCGGTCACTCTCCAGCAGGCCCGTAAAGTAACGAACCGTGATGCGCCACTTGGTTGTTGCCTCAATCCGGTCACTAGCGAACCGCTCACGCCCGCTAACGGCCTTCACAGCCGCCCTATCAGCAGCACCGGCTAGGGTTCCCCACGTCTCGGTATATCCGCCAGCGCCGTCGCTCACCTTAGCGGCCCGTTGAAACGTCACAGGCTCTTTCAGCATTCCGGCATTCATTTTGCAGCATTTGGCCATTATCTCAATTCATCCCATTGTTGGAACGGGAAGGCGTCGGGCACTTTGACGTAGGTTACCAATAGAGAGCAGTCTGTATTGCCCACGTTGATTAGCTCGACCCTTGCGTCCTTCCACCCCTGTAGCCGCCCGCTGATCGCTAGGGCTACGCTTGTGGGGGCATCGTTAGCGAATGCCTTGTATATTAGGGCGGTATCCGTCCCGTCTGTGAATTGAATCGTTACAGTCCCGCCGTTCTGGCGCTCAGTGCTTAGAATGATATCTGATAGGATCAGCGAGCCGGAAAGCTCTGGCTCAACAACCGTTACCGTCTCCGTTACCGTGCTCTCGATGCTGGTGAAAGTGCCGTGAACCTTCATCGGGTCAGCCACAGCTATTGACCGCTCGTCCTTATCCCTGACGCGGCCATTCTTCCAAAACTTGGCGACCTCTATCGCCTTGCCGTCCATGGCGTCCCTTATGTTTGCGCTTACGGTCATTACTGATCTGTCATCATGAATGTAATGCGGGCTTCGGCAATGCCGGTTGTAGATGTGCCGACGTAACGGATTTCAAACGTGTCACCGAGTCCGAGAATGATTGACCCATCTTTATTGAATGTGTTGGCCGCGCCGGAAGTCGGCGGGTGCCAACGTTCAGCACCCACAAACGTTCCCGACATTGTTGGCCCGCTATCTGTTCCGGTGATGAGCGCTTGCGACCCAACTGTGCGGTTCATATTAACGGCAGTTACAGTTGCCCCGCCGCTGGCCACCTCTTGGCCAAAACCAAATTCGAAATAATCGTCTACACTGTCAGCAACGTTAGCGCCCACTAGCTGCACCCGCATAAAGCTGATCACGATATCGCGCTCGGGGTCTAGGTTTTTGACGTGCAGGACCGTTGTTGTTGCAGCCGTCAGCGTTCCGGTGCGCCCAAAGATCTGGTATGACTGCCCGAAATTGCGCGAAATGTAGTGCTGTTGAGAATTACTCTCTGATTTGACAACGAGTTGATTGTTAGGCGTGACTTGGGCAATAGACCCGTCTGATGCGTTCTTTATGTTGACTTCAAAGCTCATTATTCAGCCTCCGTTTCATGACCAACAACGGCAATATAAATATTACCACCGCCCGTTGCGTTCAATTGAACCGTGATCCCCATCGAATTTCCAGGAGACAAGATCAAATCAACCGCTGTGATTGACCGTTGGTTCCCTTCAGCGAAAAATAGAAATGCGTCATCCCCATTTGTTATGGTGTCACCCTGCCCACCCTTGTAAACATCGGCGGGTAGAGTGTTAGCACTGGAGAAATCTCGATTCGCGTTCATATCCACAGCGGCTGCGTTTGATACGATTGTCCCGGCGGTTGGGTTTGACTTTACGAACATCTCAACAGAATCGCTCACTGTGCCCGCCAGGATGCCAAGACCGATTACAATTCGCGTGACGTGAAACTTCGTTGTCCCGTTGTATTTCATATAGAACACGCTAGATTCCGACCCGTCAGACAGCGCGATTTTTCCTGTATTCAGATTGTACCCGGCACCGTCGAAACTGCGTTGCGTGGATGTTGTGATAACTGTTGAATGCGTTTCAAGCCGGTTTCGAGCGTCAACCTTGGCCGCGTTCCCGCTTCCAGTACCATCCTTTAATCGTAACTCGCTCATTTTGCAATTTCCCCTAAAATGGCGTTAGTTAGCCGTGCTTCGTCAATCAACTGGTGAACTGCTTCCAGAATTGCGCCAAGCTGATTGCTTGTGATGGGTATGGCCAATTGATCGCCGCCACCATCTTGAATTATCGGCGCGGCCTGATTTCCGCCGTCTACGGATTTCATCTTATGCCCCTTATAATGCCAGCACCCTTAACCCAGATGCATTGCTCGCCAAGGACCATATTTGTTGCTGAGAAATCCCAATTTTCCCCCCAAGATGACACATCGTTGCCCTTGGTTGATGGGGCTGGCGTGGCAGTCCCCTCGGTAAACAGCATCTGAACAGTTGCAGATGCAACTAAATCAAAAGCAAGGAAGTGCCCGCCTTTGAGAACTTCAAGCCATTCATTCGGGTTAAGATCTAGCTCAAAGGTCTTCACAGCCTAGCCACCTTGTAAGCAGAGAGGAGAGAGGCCGCGCCGCTATCCGTGAACGCCTCGCTAACGTCGCACCCGCAGCCGTCGCCCCGGTTCTGGTATAGGTACGCCGCCATTTGCTTGACCGCGCGCTTAACAGGGGCGGGAACATCCGCCGCCGCATCGCCGTATCCTGATGTATAGCTAATTTCGATTGCGTTGTTTGCGCGAAAGGCAGTTGGCCATGTAGCACCAGATTTAAGCGTCATGCGACCCGGCAGGCGGTACACATCAATGTCAAAGGTATCAGCAACCACAACAGCCGTTGCATTGCTATCCTCGTCATAGACATTCACGCCATCAACAGCCTGCAGGGGAAAGCGTGGCGGCGAAACCGAAGAAAGAGAGGCGGGACCGGAAAGCACATTGATATGGGCCTGCCGAACACCGTCCCACCACGGCTCATTCTGTGTGGGCCAGCGGTCAATAGCCATCAGCCAGGACTGCGTAATCATGGCGATACTGCATTGATCCTCGATATACTGCCGTGCCTCTGCAACTAGGTCGTCAGCCTCGGCATCAGGCAAGCCGGTTGCTGTCTCTCGCAGGTATTCGCGCAACTCAGCAGCCGTCACCGGCTCGACGGCAGGCGCGGATGTGATGACGTTACCATATTGCTGGTGAGGCTTGAGAGCGTGACGCAAGGACA